CGCCGCCGATGCCGTACTTGGCCGCAATGCCAGCGATACCCGAGAGGGTGCCGCCTTGACCTTGTAGGAGCGTGTCGAGTTCCTGAATGATCCCGATATCGGCGCGAGCGTTCAGCCCCTCCGTTGCCATCGTGTCGAAGGTTTCAGCCTGCTTTTCGGCAAGTTTCTTGTCGAATGCGCCTTCTGCCTTCTGATCGATGTTGACGGTCGTTCCGCCGCCTCCGATCTGGGCGACCTTGTTGTCGGCGCCAACCTGATAAGCCTTCGACGTGTCTAGCCCTAGTTGCTGTTCTTCAGCATCCGTCAGCGTGCGGAACTTGTCAGGCTTGCCGCCATAGACCTGCTCGATATTTCCGGTGCGCTTGTCGGCCCTGAAGATTGAGCCATCTTTGCCGGTGATCATGTCGTAGTCAGGAGGAGGATTGCGCATGGCGTTCAACTTAAGGCGCTGCTCTTCCATCTGCATTTGGCGGATCGGATCGCTAGCTTCCTGCCGGCGCTGCATTTCGGCCATCAGCAATTGCTGGCCAGCCTCAGCGGTATATGGATTGCCGAGGAGCGTTGCGATCAGAGCCCGGTTATCCTGCCCCTGTGGCTGCGGTTGTGGCTGTGTGTTCCCAAGAGCCCGAGCCTGCGCGACCTGTTCAGGAGATGCCGCCGTGCCGCCCATGAGAGCTGGAATAATGCCACCCTGAGCGTTGGCAAGCTGCTGCGATCCTGCGAACTCTGCCGGAATGCCCTGTGGCATAGGCTGAGAATTCGGCGGAACAGGGTTCGCGCCGACGTTTACCGGCTGCGGAAGTGCCGCAACAGCCATGTCATCGGCCTGTTTACCTGGGAAGGTGGGGGCAACTCTGCGGCCTGGGAAGCGTGCGGCATACTCCGGGGTTTGCTGGTAGGCCGCTACCTCTTCGGACAATGACCCAGGCGCATTCGCTGCCATGGCGTTGACGGCGCCGGTTGCGTTTTGCGGAGGCATGCCGATCGAAGGATCAAGGCTGGCAACCTGCTGAGACTGGCCTTGGAACGACGGGAGGAAGGCGGTTGCATACCCAAGGCGGTTTGCAGCCTCGCCACCGGGTCTGTTCCATCCGGCGAACTGCCAAGCGCGGTTCATGAGTTGCTGCGCTTCCTCGACGCTTTTCGCGTTGTTCAGCGCTTGGATTAGTTGAGGATCTTCTTTCAGGAAGAAGCGCGCTTGACCTGCCGGAGATAGATCACCGGTAGCTGCAAGAGCTTCATAGCGAGGACCGCGCCAAGACAGGATGCCGCCAGCGCGCCCAGGCTGACCGCTTTCGCTCGGATCGCTCCACGTCCGATTGACGTTGCCGGGGCTGAATCCACTCTCTGCCTTACCTGTAGCCGCGAGAGCCGCAAGCCCATACGGGTTTGTCAAGCCGCCTTCACGTGCCGTGGTGATGAATTGGTTATAAACCTCGTTTCCGTCCATGTTGATCGGCTTCGATGGGGCTGAAACAGTTTCACCAGCACCGGGGGCGTTCGTGGTGAACGGGGTACCTCCAGACGATGATGGAGACGTGCCATAAACAGCATCAATCAAGGCGCTATTGGCTGCTGAACGGTTGATAGCGTCCTGCTTCTCAGCCTTACCAGCCTGATACTGGCCCGTAAGCGTCATTGCCAGACGGCCTGCCAATTCCAAGCCAGAGCTAGGAGCCTTGCCTCCAGAGCCTGCATCAAGGAGAGCCTGCGCCATCCTACGGCGGCGCTCGACTTCCTGCGGCGTCTGCCCTGCCTTGTCAGCGAATACGGCCTCAAGAATAGCCATCAGACGCCCCCGATCATGTCGTAGTTAACCTGCATGTAGCCACCGCGCTCACGGACAGCACCCGGCATGACGCGGGCAACTTCATCCGCCATAACGCCCCGCTCACGACGACCGGAGATGTCATATTCGTAGATCCCAATACCGAGGCGATGCGTTCCGACGCGAGCAACGTTGCTCTTCAGGCGCCGATCCGAGAACATCCAGCCGCCTAGAGCCGTGCCGAGTCCGAGAAGACCGGACATTTTCGACTGATAGCCGGCCATCTGCTGCTGGTAGGCGTTGTTCGTAATGCCGGCCACGTCCGTTCCGTTCACGCCAGGCTGAGGCGTATTGACGAACTGGGGAGATGTAACCTGACCGCCGCTCATGAGGGCGGAAATCTCGTTGATGGGCTGGTTGCGTTCTGCAAGTGCTTCCTGAACAGACTGGCCGCGACCCTTGAGCAGCAATTCGTTGTAGGCGTCGTTTTCCTGCTGCCCCACTGAGGTCATGGCTCGGTTATAGGCTTCCGTGCCGGGACGAATGCCGCGGTTGATCAGGTCCGCTTCCGTCGATGCCTTGCGCTGTGCCATGAGAGGATCGAGGCGCTTACGGCCGAGTTCCATCAGGCGGGACTCTGTGGCCTCATTGCTGAGGTTGATTGGCTGCCCCAGGACGCCGCTAAGACGATCTGTCTGACCGATGGCGAGGTCATTCAGCTTGCCGCCGAGAAGCGTGCTCTGGTTATAGAGCTTCTGTTGCTCGGGAGAGAGCGTCTGCGTAGCCTGATAGCGCGGCGTACCGTCTTCCCACTTGCCAATCTGGGTATATGTCAGGTTGCCTTGAGGCGTTACCTGGTTGGTGGCATTGAGACCGTACTGAGCAATGGCCGTCTCTTTATTGGACTGGGCCTGTGCTGCTGCGGTTTTCGCTGGATCCGGGGGCTTAGGCGCCGACATGCACGCGTTCCTTCCAATAACCGTTTTGGACGGCCTCATCCCGGAGAAGACTGAACACGATCCCGTCTTCCTTGCCGTAAAACTTACGGGCCACACCTTCGAATTTGAACTTTAGACGCGGGGCCAGCTTGCAGACCCGCTTGTTTGATCGTCTCGTGGTGACAGAAATGCGCTGGCAGCCAAGCTCACCAAACGCCATGTCCCCAATCGCCTGCCAGGCAGAGCGCGAAATGCAGCCCTTGCCGGCCAAGGTCATTTCGACGCCGTGACCGGTGTAATTCGTGAGCAGAACGCCCCCGACGATGCGCCCTTCCCGGCTCAGAATGCCAAGAGCGCGCAAAACATCGATATACTGATCGCCAGTCTGCCCTGAGACAAAGGCGCTCACGATTTCGGGCTCATCGCGCAGAAGCATCATAGATATTCGCCGCTCTCGACGGTCAGATTGAACCCATTCACCTGAAGCGTAATCGGATTGGTCGATTCCGGCTCGAAAACGGCCTCATCGAACAGCGCCACGTCCCAGAGGCTTGCGCTTTGCTCGCCTTGGATATCGACACGAAGATTGATCGCCGCATTCTGCCCAAGTCCGCTGACCGAAAGCCAGTCAATGAGGGTGTTTTGTTCCTGCCCCCAGGGGTCGAGGTTCCAGACCATCTGGTTCCAGAGGCTGGATGACACCGGAACCGTCGTGGTGAGGCTGAGAGGGGCGCCCGTCCTGAAATCAGTATCCAGGCCGATAGACGGAATAACCGCGCCATCGGTGGAAATCAGGGGCTGGATCATCGTCCAACGCTTTTTGACGCCCCTCTGCCCGTAATACTGGAAAGAGGTCTTCATCAGCGCCGTGAAGTTCGACAGATAGTCAGAGCCGGAAGCATCGGCCTCGTAGACAACGCCGTCATTGCCACCGAAAAACAGGCGATCCTCAAACACCGCGAAGGTATTGGCGTTCTGGTTCGTGAACCGGCACCATGCCCCTGTCAGGGTGTTCATCACAAACTGTTGCTGTGTCGTGTTCTCGACGATCGGCACGTTGAGGATTGCCATCGTCCCTTTGGGGTAGCTCACCAGTTCCCAGCCGAAAGAATCCTGGGCTTGCCTTGCTGCGTCGTTCATGGCGCGCTGGATGCGGCCGGTGATCGCCACACGTTCGATTGCGCCACGGTCGAAGGAAATGGCGTTGGAAAGCGGGTAAACCCCGTCAACCGTCACAACAGCGAGGTCTGAGCCTACTTTCCTGAAGCAGCGCCGGCCGAGGGGGGCGCCGAGGTTGAACACCCCGATCAGCGACCAGGTAGCCGCCGTATCCGGGTCTGTGCCGGCATAGACGATGATCTGGCCGCGAGAGGTGACAAACACCGCGTAATCATCGGGCCCGTCGCCAGCATCGCGCGACCATGTTCCCATTGCGACGAGATAGCCACCATGCGACATCAAGCCCCCAAGTTCGAACTCCGTTGCCGCGCCGCCGATCGAGTCGGGGGCGAGATACGCAGCCTTGGTACTGTCGCTGAGGACGAACCAGAGGCGGTTTTTGTGCACGTTGACGTTGACGATATCTCCAGGGGAGATGCCCGTAATAGCAGGCGTGGCCGCAAAAGCCGTGCCGTTATAGACGAACGGATCATCAGCCCCGTTGCAGCACCATGCGAAATGACCGCCTGTCGTTGTGAAATTCACGTACTGAATGCGGCTGTTGGCAAGGCCGGTGATCACCCCATCGGGGGTCGCATCATGGGTATCGGATGCTGTGACCTCGTAAAGCTTGCC